CGAAAGTTATATAAACCATTATTTTCACTATAACCCACCAACAACTATACCATGTGATAAATTCAAATTTTATGTCAGCTGTAAGGCCGGTTTTGAAAACACTAGAAATTGTTCATTAGATATAAGTGAAGCTAAAAAGGCAGTTTTATATAACAACAGTGCTTTAATAAATATTTATAAGGGTAAGGTTGTTTTTACCGAGAAATAGTGATTTTATTTTTATTCAAGGGCTAATCAACCGTCCACAGTGACTACTTTTGCCAAGTTTTTAGGAAAATCTGGATTGTGTCCTTTTAAAAGGGCAATTTCATAGGCTAATATTTGTAGTGGTATAACAGATAGTATACATTGTAGTGATTCATTAGTTGGTATAGTTATAACGCTTTCAAATAGTTCTTTTTTATAATCATTTCTAAAGCCACTATTAGTTATTAGTATAATTCTACCAGCTCTGCTAGAAATCTCTTCGGCGGCATTAATCATTTTGCTAAAATTTTCATCTCTAGGAGAGATTAATATGACAACCGTATCACTATCAATCAACGCAAAGGGGCCATGTTTTAGTGAACCACCGGGATATCCTTCAGCATGGATGTAGCCAATTTCTTTAATTTTAAGCGCTCCCTCATCGGCAATGAATTGTGCTAATCCTCGGCCTAATAAAAACATACTACGAGTATTTACAATACTTTTAGCAATAGTTCTAATCTGTTCCATACACCCACCTAATAATTGTTCTACATCAAGACTTAAGTTACGTAGATTTTTAATATATTGCGTACGTAAATGTACACATGTATTTTTATTTTGTGAAAACCATATACTCATCAGCGTTAGTGCTACTATTTGACTAGTAAAGGCCTTTGTACTAGCTACACCAACTTCGCGACCAGCATTAAGATAAATACCACAATTACTTTCGCGGGCTATTAGAGAACCTACGACATTTACTATAGACATTATAGGATAATCACCACCTCTGATTAATTCCATACATCTATGGACATCCTTTGTTTCTCCAGATTGTGATAGTAGTACAAATCCAGTCTTACCACTATTAGGTATATCATCTAAAACAAATTCACTGGCATCTATACAATTCACACTATTGAAACACTTTAGCGACCGCATTATTTTACAACCTATTTGTGCGGCATTAAAACTAGTACCACATCCTAATAATATAATGTTGTCAATATCCATTAGTAACTCCTGGTGACCATCTAGACCACCTAGTTTAACACTATTATCTCCTAATAATCTTCCGCCCATATTAAGTGTTCTCATAATACTCATGGGCTGTTCGCAGATTTCTTTAATAGTCCAGTAAGGATAGGGATAGCTACTAGTTTCAATTATCCTGTTTTGTATAACATTTTCTGTATAATTTGTACGATTAGGGAAACGTATAGTACCATCAGTACCCTTTTCTACAGTAACTATATCACCATCGTTTAATGTTATATAATTACTAAAGTGTTTAGAAAGTGATAATTGTTCACTGCTAATTAGGGCAAACTTTGTATCAATACCTAATACTAAAGGGCTTCCGTTTTTACATAGGTATAATTTATTTGGTGTTTGTAAAAATACTATAACAATAGCCCAGGTTCCATGGAGTTCTCTTACTGTTTTAGTAAGTACATCTTTTTGAAAATCAACCTTGCTATAATCACCATTTAAACGTTCTAATTCTTTTCCTAGGTGGTATCCTAGTAATTGTGGGATAACTTCGGTATCGGTCTGACTTTTAAAAGATACACCTTCGCTTATGAGGCGTTCTTTAATTTCTAGGTAGTTTTCTATAATACCATTATGTACAACACAAATTTGATTACTACTATCAAAGTGAGGGTGCGCATTTGTATCAGTTTTAGCGCCATGAGTTGCCCATCTTGTATGACCAATACCAATATTTCCACTATGACTACTAGTATCCTTTTTTAACAACTCTATAGCAGTGTATTCGTTAGCAGAAGCATATTTGTTACATAGAAAACTATTAGTATTATGTTTTTCATTGTTTTTCTCTATTGTACAAATACCTGCCGAGTCATAGCCACGATTTTGTAACAATATTAAACTAGCTAATATATATTCAAAAGCTGATTCAGAACCTAAATAAGCTGTAATACCACACATTATCTCGTGTAAGCTAACAAATTATTATACATAAAAATACATATTATTTATCATTCATAGTAATCCTAAACAGTAATACCGGTTCCTAATAAGGCGGCGCGTTTGGCTTCAGTTCTTTGTTTGGCTTCAGCCTCTATTTTTTCCTGTTCTTGAACTTCTTGTTCAGTAAAAGTAGGGATAGTCAACATATGGCGTTGTAGTCTAGCACATTCGATATTTAGGGATGCCTTTATTTTTTCAACAGTCTGTACCATTTCTTTAACACGGTCTATTCCATAGCGGTCATCATTGTTATCTAGATCCTCTAGTATATTGTGTAGAACCGTTAGGTTTTTCATGAAATAATCGTGATATTCATCTAGTGTATTATACCACGCGTCGTTCTTCTCGACATCTTGATCCGGTGGAGCGACTACACTTAACCATTTGTTTGGTGGTCTACATTCGGCTTCTGTAAAAGCCTCTGGATTTCCACGGCAGATAGGACCTCTTGATATACTATCTATTCTAGAACCACATTCCTTAAAACAACTGAGTATAAGAGTAACAAGTCGTTTCTTTAATGTATATTCTTCTGTTATACCATCGCATATAACATCTTTTACTTGAGGAACATCGCCAATATATCCAAATGAATACGAACGGCCAGCAACGGTATGATGTTGAAAACGAGATAATTCGTCACTATCTATCATAGTTACTCTATTACAAAAGTCGGGCTCTAGGTACTTTTCAGTATATTCATTATTTAGTTTGTTTCCTGTTTTTTCTATATCAAAAATCATTTTTGAGCGCTCTTCATCATGCGTTTCGGTACTGTTCCAATTACCCATTGTTTATTTACTATTATAAAATTATATTTTATTTTATTACAGTAATTGTTTATGTTTACTTAGTACGAACTAATATTAAATACATAAATAACATAATAGCCATGATCACTAATATAAACATCATTTGGTTGTAACCTTGTTGATCCATAGAGGGCTTTGTATCATCACGTTGTACTTCAACCGGTACCTCAACTGGTACTTCTACCGGTACCGTGTAACCCCATGGCCACCAACCTCTACCCCAGCCCCAACCATCATAGCCTCCACCATAGCCGCCATAACCTCCACCATAGCCACCATAGTAGTTTGTAACTACATTTCTGTTTCTATGACTAGGATAAGGTCCATGGCCGCTAGGATAAGGTCCACGACCGCCAGTGTATGTACCACGACCACCTTGTCCAAATTTAATACTAGGTGCGGGTCCGGCCGGTCTAGCCCCCCCTCCGGTTACGCGAGCACCTCCGGCCGGAACAGAACCACCACTGGGTCTAGAACCACCACTGGGTCTAGAACCACCACCGCCGCCACTGCGGCCACCTGCCGGCGCGAATCCCTCTTTTCTAGGAGCGCCACCGCCAACACCACGAGAGGCACTAGGATTAACCGCCGGGCCACCATGTGTACGACCAAAACCCTCCTTAAAACCTCTAGAACCTATAGCAGGGCCACCATGGGTACGGCCAAAAGCCTCTTTCGTCTTTAGTTTCTTACTAAGGCGGTTTATAGATCCACTAATACGGTCAAGAGAACCACTAAGGTTTTTTTTAGCATCACCAAAGTATACACGCTGTCTGTTTAGATTAGTACCAATAATATCCTTGGGGTATATAGGCGTTTCGAGGTTGTTTAGTGTTTTGTTAATTAGTTTAACATTAGCATTTGACTTTATTTGTCTAGGAATGTTTATAACCTTATCAGTTAATTTACGAGCCTTTAATTTTAACTGTTGTTGAGTACTCATTTAATATAAATATAGAATTAATTTTGAACTGTCTTTTTAGTAAATATAAATAATATCTCTCCGCGTAATTTATCATTATTCTTTAGTGGTGATAATCGATTCTTTAAAAAATACGTATCTGTTAGTTTCATATTAGTGAGTGTAGACATATAAGAGGTAAAATCATCAACCAATTCATATTGTTCTCCACTAAGTTTCTTATGATAATTACCAATCATTACTGCCATTTTACCTTTAGGCTTTAGAACTTTACTACATAGTTCTAGTGTAGGATATAAGTAGCCCTTTAGCCACTTATCGTATGTAGGGTATTTATCGATAGATTGATTTCCACTATTATCCGGATAGATTTCCATATCAAAATAGGGAGGACAATAAAATATCGTATCTATACTTCTACTATATTCCGTCATAAACTGCTTATCGCGTAATAATGATTCCGAAGGACGTTGGTATAACTTCATACGTTTCTTAGATTTAGGATTTCTTTCATGATATAATTTGTACAAGGCATCACTCTTTTGTATTACACTATCCATTACATCAACACCTATGTATTCTTCCCAGTCCTCTCCGGCCATTAAATAAGTCAATAAATAACTACTCCAACTCATTTCCGGTGTAAATATCTTCTTATGTTTAAAACCAGTATCCAATTTAGTGTTTAGTAAAAGATACAATACAGCCGGATTTAATATACTTGCTTTTGATTGGTATTGTTGTAGGAGATAAATAGGAGTCTGCAGTGAATTATCGCGAAGGTAGAGACTAATGCTACTAGGAGCAAATAAGCGGTCATCTATGCGGCCTTGGAAAAAGTCATGCAGGGATTGCCAAAAATTAGGTTTACCAGGAATACTATTAGTTATTGTAGTATCATTGAGCATCTCTTTAGCATACATGTTTCTTAATACACGTTTTAGTTTATCTTTACGTTGTATAAATATTGTCTTTTCATCTTCATCTATTAATGAGTCTTGTAACTCACTAATACTTTCACTGATAAGTGGCTTTCTAAACATAGTATCTAATTCAGGGGTGTAGAGATAACTATTGTAGAATCTTTCTAAAATTTCCACACGGTTCTCAACTAGTACATCCTGGAAATAAGCGAGCCATTCTCTAGTATTTTTAAGGCGTTTGTCATCTCTATCAGCACTATTGATAAAATCCAACATACTTATGGGTTTCTTGTATTGTATGATAGTCTTGGTTGCGAGTTCAACTAGTGTTTTAGTACCAGTTTTTCTACTAGTGGTCTTAGGAAGGTTGTGACTATAAGCACCTATATCCTCTAAAAATGATTGTTTGCTATAAAACATACTATTATAAACAAGCATTTTAATTTTATTATTTGTTTTACCCCTACAGGATAAACTCTTCATCCTTATCAAACCCGGTAAATTCTACAAATATTCTATTACTACTTTTTTGAACACCAATGTACTCTACTTCTAATTCATGAAACTTTTCGTCAATGTTGAATAACTTGGCGCCGCCAAATATCTTTTCAAAGAAACGGCCCATACATCCGCCACTCATATTGTTGTTTTCAGTTGGTACATCATCCTCTCCACTCTCCTCGTCTTCGTCATCGCCAATAATGTCAGGGTTCTTTTGTTTTCTAGAACCACCTAGAAATTCTAGTGTATCCTTAAGTACATTCCTAGTTGATTGACATATTATTTTAAACATTCTACGGTATGTTAATTCCTTGCCTTTATCTAACCGTACTTCATATCTATATTTGTGTAAATCACTGAGTGAAAATATAAATTTAAAGTTTGATTTTCCACTAAACTCTTTACAAACAAGTTCGTCTATATTTACGGTTTTGTTTGTATCTGTTAGGTAGTCAATCTTAACTATATTTTGGTCACCTAATGATTTGTAACTATCGACTTTTAAAAGTACTGGATTACCATCACGGTCATCACCTAACTGTACATCAAAGTCTACATCATTTTCATTTAAGTCCTCGGTAGAAGAGTCGGGATTCATACGACGTTTCTTTTGTTTCAAATTAGTTATACTATAATTTCTAGCATCCATATCTTTTATCTACTTATAGCAGATTTTTTATTTGAAGTTCTAGTTCCAACCAAAATAACTCCAAAAACCACCCGAGCTTTTAGGTGCTTCCTCCTTTTTAACCTCTACTGTAGTTTCTTCATCTAGAATTATGACTTCCTTTTTAGGTTCTTTAACCTCTTCATCAACCCTCTTAGGTTCATTTTCAACTATTTTTTCATCAGAAATTATAACACTGCTAGAATATTGATACTTATCCAAAAACCAATCCAATTGTTTTGTAGTTGGTAGTGATAGTTCACCTGTTTTACTATCTACAACAACTAGTATTCCTTGGCTTAATTCTATAGGTGTCTTTAGATTTCTAGAAATAGTACATTTGTTGAATTTACTAAAACCGTTGTATTTTTCCACAAAGGCGTTATAGTCATTATAGCTACTGATGTTACCTAGGGCATCAAATAGGTTACAAAGGGTTTTACGAGCATTTTCATTTACAACATGATAGCCATAGTCGTTGTGTACCGTGAAGCATTTGTTAAACTTCTTTTTAGACACATTCATTAATATAGTTGCCATTCTTTTACTATAGTACTTAGAATTATTTTTAAGTTTAAATTTATAACTTTGATTATAAATTTAACATTATTTTATATTTTATATTTTTATCTAGGTTGCTTTAGTGCTTCTTCATATAGGCAGCCATAAATTCCTGGAGAACTTTCGTGAGCTTAAGTAGGCACTTCGAATTTTGGTCAATCGAGTTTTGGATGTTTGTTAACACCATAGCTACATTGTCACCGTTTTCATTTACAAAGAAATCGGCCATTAGGTCATAGAGGTTATTATCATCGTCACTAACCTCCGAATCCTCTTCTCTATCGGATTCTTCAACACTTTCGGCCAAAGTTTTTTCATCTAAATTGTGTTCCTCGGGGAACGATTCATTATCGCTATCTTTATGTTCTCTAGACATTATATCTTATAGTATTAGGGCATTATATTTTAACCCCTTAAACGCAATCAACTTCTTTTTGTTCAACCTCCTCTACAACTACATTCTTTTGTACTTTTACATGGTTTTCATCAACCGTGGGAAGCTCTACATCACCCGTTTTAATCTTCCCTAGGCCGTTTAGGATAAAGTTAATGCGTTTGGGATGGTAACTGGTAAGCTTCTTAAAAACCGTTTCATATGTAACACGTTCTTGTGACTTCATAAAATCACCATGAATTTCATATAGTAGTGGGCGTAGAAAATAGTTGATATACATCTCCTTGTTTTTCTTCATAAACTTGTCTACATAGGCACCAAACACAATTCGGCTAATCTCTCCCAAGCACTTATCAATCCACGAAGAGTAGAAACGAAGATTAGGGAAACAAAAGAGCAGTTCCTTGCTAGTACCTTCCGCTAGACACTCTAGATAACGGAGATAGAGGTTAGGAGTGTTACCAATTAGCTTGCGTAGACCAAGGTACTCGGGACTAAGTAGCTTATAGCGGGGGCTTTGCGTAGCCTTATCGGCTTCACTATAGAGGATGTAGCCTTTAGCATCAGGAAGCTTTACTTGTAGTTCAGCCAGTGAGCTAACTACTTCAGTCTTGGGGCTGTGAATATGCTTATCCATAGGAGATGATACATACACATGCTCTTTATTGCTATAGGTACCAACGTGGTAGAGAAATGATTTAGGGGTCTTTGAACAGATACTATGAATTAGATGTACCGAAGGATGGCTAAGAATAAACTGGTACGAGCAGGTCGGGTCAAGCATTTTAGCCAATTTCGATTCAGAAAATCGGGTCTTGTCCTTGTAGATGCGGCTAAGGCAGTCGTCAAATAGTTCACCAAAAGACTTGTCGCTAATCCAGAAACTATTGTAGGCATTAATAACACCGTTAGTACTAAGACGCCATGTAGTGCCATCATGGAATGCGCGAATAAGTGAGCCATCAATATATTCACTAGCAACTATATTGCCATTTAGTGTTGTTTCGGATGTGTAATCACGGGTCTTAGGAAAGCCATAGCAGAGTAGACTGTTCGTGTCCTTGGTAAGAATAGTACCAACCGCTTGGCTTAGGATAGGGAATACAGCTTCGGGGATTTCAGTAGGGGGTACAATCATGTAACGTTCCCCATCCTCTAAAACACGGCAGCCGTTGCTGGTAAAGTGTTCCTTCACACTAGAGAAACTGGGGTCGGTAAGTGTGGTTTTAATATAATCGCTAAGAGTAGACATGTTTGTAAGGTGGGTTGTAGAGTATATGTAAGTGTTAACTTTAAGTGGTTTCAATTTACAGACTGAAACAGGGTTGTAATGTGTAATTTATTTGTAATTATTAGCTACCTATATCTTATAGAGAAGTAAATAGATAGATAATTTCAAAAAAAAAGATATCTACTTATAAACAGAAGGTTAATACAATGATTTCTAACGATGATTTGAAATTGAAAATCACAAACTTGTTCAGTAAAATAAACCCAAAAAACCGAGACGGTTTTCTACAGAAAATGGCCGAGTATGACCTTTATAAAAAATTAGACCTTTCCGAGGATTCATTCACCCCGGAACCTGTCACTAAACGTAAATTAGGGGGCGCTAATTGGTACGATTTCATGACCGGTGAAACTAGTTATGTCCCTGGTAGCCCTGGTTATGCCCCTGCTAGCCCTGGTTATGCCCCTGGTAGCCCTAACTATATTCCTCGTAGCAGTGGCCCCACAAATCAAGAAGCTGTAGTTACCGAACAGGCTCTAGATGAAGATGATGAATTAGCTATGCTTATGGGTCTTTCTGAAGTAAACCAGGAGTTCCTAGAGCGCCAATTAGACCTTGAGGAGAAGGAGTTTGTAGAGACCTTCGCTATCCCTGAGAGCCAAACTATCTATCGCCGCGACGAAATTGTTTCAGAACTATTTGACACTTTTAGGGAAGAGGGTACTGGTGTCATCTTTAGTAACGACGACAAACTCAAGCTATGGATTGACGGTATGCTACAATTGGTTGATGATGTTAGTAACAAGGACGTCGAGGGTAATATTACTAGTGTTAAAAATATTGATAGTCGTCACAAACCAGTTGTAGATAATTTCACTAGTGGCAGAGGTACCGGTGTTAGCTGGCTAGTACCAATTTCTAGAGAAAAGAAAAAGGTATATGATGCTGGTAGTGATGGGGACCACTACTTTACAGCTGATCGTGCTGAAGAGGGTCGCATTGAAGATCGTGTAGTTGCTGCCGATCCCAAGAACACGGATTCGGCTACAAAGTATCGTGGTTACGATAACCAACAACGACTTCTTTATGAACTCGGTAAGCCAAACCGTGCTGATGATAGCGGAGAATTCCCTAGCGATGG